GCTGAGTCAGGTCGCTATTCGAGTGTGGCGAGCCATGCTTTTTCAACTCAGGGCCGTGACATCTTCATCCTCGCCAGCGATGCTATCGAGCTTGCTGTCGCCTTTGCACAGCAGCCAGAGGGGTGGAGACCGATCGAGACGGCGCCGAAGGATGGTGAGCCGATACTAATCTGGAAGCCGAATGAGCGGATGGTAGGCGAGTACATGATGGCCGCCTATTGGGACAATTCGGACGAACCGGGTTTCGTGCCGGTTGGCGGGCAGCACAGGCAGGGGTATCTTTCGAGCGTGACAGGTACGCCGCAAGGCTTCCCGACCCACTGGCAACCGCTTCCAGCCCCTCCCGCCGCCATGCTCGACGTAGCGCCGATACCAGAGTCATGAAGTTATGGCGTTTTCCGCTGCGCGGAACCGTCGCTTTCGTCCTTCGGATCAAGCCGCTTGCGCGTCTTGCCGCTACGCGCTTCAATCGAGCTAACGCATAAAGGATTCTTGATATGTCGCTGTTTCCAAAACGGACGCCAGCCATAGAACACAAGTGGCCGGATACAGCACCACCTGACAAAAGCAGCCCTTATTGGGAGTTCAACAACAATCTCAACATAAACGGAACGCCATATCGCAAGGAAGAAGTTGAGCCGGAGAAATGGCAATGGATCGTAGACGAGGCCTCGCTGAAACGCCAGCGCGAGTGGGAACAGGAGCGGCGCGACCTTTGGTGGGCGTTGCGCTCGCGTCTATTGACCGATGAAGAAATGGAGGAGGTCAAGCGACAGGGCAGCTGGCTTAATGTCGAGCCGATGCAGTCGTATAATCGGACCGAAAAGGCGATGGAGTTGACCGACGCGCTGCACAAGCAAGCGTTGCTTCGACTTGCCGCGCAAGGGATCGTCACCGAAGGCCAAGACCCAAAGGGGCTTGGTGAGCGAAGCGAATAGAGCCCGGTCGCATAGCGATGCGCTAAACCATGATCTGCTGCTGCTATACATTGGGTGAGGAGGAGATGGTGATGGAATACGACCTGACTGACGAGCAAATCGCGCTGGCCGATAAGGGCTTTGCGATCCTGTCAGACTTGACGAACGTCGCCTATGGAACGCCAGGTTGGAATGTCAAAGAACTGGTGCGCAAGGGCGCTTGGAAGCTGGAACGCCGAGAGCGTTGCCCCATCACCGGGTACTGGAACTGGCACTATGGACCCAACCCCACTGTCTCTCCCAATCCCTGAGATAGGCCAATCGGTAGCGTTCGGTAGAGGAAAGGAGTAAGGTGTAACACATGGCCACGATTGATTTCCGACCTGAGCAGATCAGCGCTCTTCAGGCAGTGCGCGATGCTGGCGACGGAGGATACGCGACCCAGACTTTCACCGGTTTGGAACCGCGCGCATTTACGCTGGCGATCATCAACCGAACCCGTCCGGGCCTGCTGACAGGATTCAGCAAGGACGACGACCCCGCTGGCTGGCGGGTGACGCTGACCGAACGCGGTCGCGCCGAACTGGAAAAGGCCGAACTTGCTTTGTTGGAAGAATCGGCCTGAAACACCCAAGCCGTGGGCATTCTGCTTGAGTCGTTACTTTCCTCGTGTCCACGTCGCCTATTGCGTGAGAGCGTCGTAACGAGCGCGGACCTCTCCGTAAAACCGCTGGTAGCCTAGCGCGACGACGGTGTTTTTGGTGCAGACTTGCACGTCTCCAGCATCCACGACGGGCACTCGATTGGTTCCGCCAGGATCGCCGGGGGCGCCGGTAGCTTCGGATAGGCCGGCTTGTCCGGGATGACCTTGAGTGTCGCCGGATGCTCCCCGCAGGCGCTTAAGATAAGCGTCAGCAAGAGCGCGGGCGCCAGCCAACTGCGCTTCAATTTCATGTTGCTTGTCCTCTGAGATTTTCGTCGTGTCAGCTTCGACCCTGCGAACCGCCTCGATATTGTTTGCGCGGGCGGTTTGCTGGGCTGCCGTGTACGTCGCTTCGAGCATTCTGTTTTGCTCGGCGAGCTGGGTGGACAGCTTCTTGTAGTGGGATACGTCGCCCTTCAGGATGCCGATATAGCCCAGCACGGCGATAGCGAGCCCGACACTCAGGAATGCTTTCCAGTGGCGCCAGGCGAACGACAGGGCGGTTTCCAGGGCCATCATGGCGTCTCTACCTTCGTTGTGGTGGTGACAGTCGCAGCGGGCGGCTGGTCGTGATCCTCGGCTTCCAGGCCAAGGCCAGTGCGTCCGACGTTTGCGCGGAAGCGCCCGACAGGGCCGCCGATCGCTAGCGAGATGATGACGGCAAGCATGCCCGCCAACGTGCCGAGCAACGACCAGCCGAGAATGGACAGGCGTTGATGCTCGGTGCCTGCCGGCCACGGGCCAAGCCAGACGACTAGGTCAACGCCGATAGACATGGCCGTACAGACGAGCCCGGCGCCGAACAAAGCCCAGCTCATCGTGCCCCGCAGGCGTTCCGCGTAGGTTGCGGGCTGTGGTTTCATGACAGGTACATCGCCTTCTCGGCAGCGCGGCGACGGACCAGCCCTTTCAGAACTACTCCCGCCTGCTTGTTCCAGACGTCGAATTGCGCAGCCGCCTGATCGCTCTTCCCCGCAAGATGAAGGCGACGTAGTGTGGATTTTCGGAAGTTCTCAGCTCCGATATTGTACGCGAGGCTGCACATCGCATCGTACTGTCCCTGCGTCGTTTTCGAGCCTGCCAGCATCGCTTCAACGCTGTTCGCAAAGCGATTGAGATCCGTTGCAAACCGCGCATCGGCCTGTTCCTGCGTCCAAGTCATGCCCATGTGGATGTCGGGGCCTGTCGAGCCCCAGCCGATCGTAGGAACGTCGTGCGCTGTCGGCATGTACGAGGTCAGCCGGCATTGTTCGAAGCCCTTGATAAGGGCCTCGCATGCTTTCGAGGGCGTCATGGGTGAATCCTTTGGTTACGCGCAGCCGAGCGCTTCAGCCTTCAGCGCTGCATATGCGACACAATCGACGGCGGAATCCCTGTGGTACTCTGGCCGCTGCCACTGCCGCGCATCCTTCACGATCTGCATGAACAGCCAGCCGTCTCCCTCGGACAGCTTGTTTCCAGTGATCGCGTTAAACGCGGTGACGGCATTGACCATGTACCGCTCACCTGTCGGCTTGTCGTAGGTCTGGCCGCGCTCGCCTAGAAGTTCCTCGGCGCGTTCGAGGTATGAGATTGCGTCGCTCATGCTGCGAATGCCCTTATCTCTGCCGGACGGTAGGGAATGACATCGCCACGCTTCCGGCACGCGGCCTCGATGCCGTCTCGGATCTCGTCAATGGTGAGCAGGCGGCGGCGGCGCTCACCGTAGGTGCGGCTGCGCTCTACGACGGATATGGACTGCCTGGCGCGATAGCCGTTGTCGGATGCCCACTGGTCTTTGTTGGCGAGCTGGTTCCAGCTTTCGATTTGTGCGCCGGGATGCTCCTTGGATACCATGTTGTGGTGAATGTGGCCGATATCGATATATCGATATCGCGTTTCGCCCCAATCCTGCCGGAAGTCCGTGGCCATGACGTGCGCGAGGCGCGCCGGCTTGCACTTGTCGCTATGGTGCGTCATCACGAACGTGTTGCCCATGCGATAGGCAATGAACGGCGTGCGGTTGTTCAGGACGTTGACGCGGCCGGTGTGGCCATAGACTTCGCGCAGCAGCGTCGCCATCCAGATATCGTTGGTTCGGCTATGGTTGCCCTGGTTGATCGCGATATCCACGACCTGGGCTTTGGAGAGCGCCTTATCGACCAGAGCCCGCATGGTGCGCGCGTACACGTCGATCATCTTCGGGAAGCGGCCGTCGTAATCCAGCTTGTGCCCGCTGGCCTCCGTCTCGCCCTTCATGTTTTCGTAGTGCGTGAAGTCGCCAACGTCGTTGATAAACAGGCGCTCGGTCGGCTCGCTTTCATCGATGAGGGTGCTGAACCCCGCGAGCATTTCACGCTCGGCAATCTTCAAGTCGAAGTTGGCGCCGGTTTCCGCTTCGTGCGCCAGCATGCCGAAATGGGCGTCGCCGATCTGGATGAAGGGGATGACATCCTTGTCGCGGGATTTCGGCGCCACGCTCGGAATAGCCATTGGGGGTTGATCGGCTACAAACGCAGCGATGCCAGACTGGATTGCTTCGTAGAAGTCTTGATCGGGATGCTGGCGCTCCCAAGTTTCAATGACACCGCCATCTTTCCGATGGACCGTCACCTTGCCCATCAAATAGCCTGGCGCAACTCCGCCGTTCCAATGGCCCGGCGCGATGCCTTTGCGAGCCGCAGCCTTCAGCCGGTCCTTAAACGTCGTGACCGGTAGTTTCAACGCATCGGCCGCAGCCTGTTTCGTTGGGTACGACGCAGCCGCTTCCGCAGCCGCGCGAAGATCGTCTTCGCTCGGTATGGCCACAATGCCTCCCTATGCTGTTGCTATTTGAACGCGGCTGTGATCGCGGCAAGGATCGCGGCGAGCTTTGCGCCCACGACACCGGCAGCAATGGCGACACCGATCAATATGCCGGTGCCCCTGTTCTTCAGCGCGGCAAGGTCCGCGATGTCCTTATTCTGCGCTTCCTCTATCCGTGCGGTGCGTTGTTCGACGCGCTCCAGGATCGCCTCAATGCGGCCGAGCTTTTCGGCTGGCGTACCTGCGCTCATGCGTCTTTGTTCACCGATGCTAGGCGCATGGCGTTCTCCATCATGGGTCGTTGCGGGGTTGTATTGAGCGCCAGATGTGTCACACTGCGTGCGTGAAAAAGTGCACTGAGTGCGACGAGGACGTGCAGGACGGCGCGAAGGTATGTCGCTACTACGGTAACGCGCTCGGAGGATGGGAGCCAAGACAGTCGGCGTGCGCGGGGTGCACCCTTGCTATCGTGCTAGGGGGCTGGTCGGCTGCGGCCAATCAGCTTCAATAAGGGCACCTCGATATAGCGATGGACGCCAACACCGAAAAACACGGCGACGAATGCCGCTACCGGACCAGGCATCAGCCATGCCATCACCAGCACCGGAAAGTAATGTGTTAGGTAGATCGAATAAGACGCATCGCCCAAATAGGCGAATATCGATCCCACTCGACCGATCGTCCGCACCTCCAATTGAAGTGCACCGAACAATATCGCTGCGGCCGGCAGTCCCCAAAATACTACTCTAGCCAGCGCACCAAGGCCAAGCCAGAACGACATGCCCATGGGAATTGACCAGGGTGCAGTCGCGATGATGACGATAGCGCCCGCAACTATCAGGCATAGCCCCGCCCATTCCCCCACCGCCCTCAGTCTAGTTAGCAACACACCTAATCCGAATTCGATTATGATCGGGCTTCCGAAAAAGGTGGCGGGGTGCCATCGTGATATCAAGCCGATTATCAAGACGACAAAATAACAGACCAATAACCCCTTCCAAGTTGCCCTCCACCACAGGAATACTGCGAAGGCGGCATAAAAGAAAACTTCGAAGCATAGCGTCCAAGCCACGGCGAGATAAGGCCGAGGCGATCCACCAAAAATGGGCAAGAGCATCAAACTCGTCAGCACGCGCGATAGTTTGAACCCTTCCACATGTATAATCGCGATGCTCATCGGCAATGCGGCGAGCCAATAGATCGGATATATCCGCCGCACTCGATCTGCGATGAAGGCTTCTACGTTCTTTCCGGCAGATGCCCGAGCGATGATGAAGCCAGAGATAACGAAAAATATATCTACCCCAGCAGCACCAATGCCAAAATTAGGAGATGCGTGCAGCAAGACTACCATTACCGCTGCAACGAACCGCAATATCTGCACCGATTGAATCCGCCCCATCGGCAACATTTACACCAATCCAAGCGCGATGACGAGTGCGTGTGCTTAGTCGAGCGACGCACCTGATTTCGATCTAATGGGTGGCTAAGAGATAACCATCATAACCTGATAGTCTCCAGTTGGAGAGCCAGCGTAATTGACCGTTGCCGTCTGCACCCCTGAAGCGGCCGCTACGCCCGCACGGCATACGGCGTCCGCGTTGGCTTGTGCATCTGTCGCCAAGGTCAGCGACAAATCCGACGATGACGCACCCGACCCCCCACGGCAGCCCCCGAACAGGAGCAGCAGATCGCCCGCGTGCGGCGCGGAGGTCGTGGAGACGGTGCGACTAGCAGCGCCCGTGGAATTTCTCGTGCCTTGGGCATCGCGATAAGCTCGGGCACCGCCGTTAATCAGCCCGACACAAACCACGTGTCCATATCCAATTCCCGCAAAGCTAACGGTAACTGAGCCAGTAGATATGTCGGTAGACGTAAGATCTACCAAATAGGTCACACCGTTGTAGAACGATCCGGTTAGATTGACAAACGTACCTGAGGCTCCACCGCCGTGAGTGATCGAGCTGGCTCCCCAGTAATGGGCGCAGAATACAACGATCGTATCGGTAGCGATGGAGCCAGTCGGTAAGGGGACGATGCAAGAGTTCGCATTGTTTACATAAACGACCTTTGTATCGCGGATCGCGGTCAACAGGCTGGGCCCCGCCACGGGGTTACGCATCCGCAAGGCCTGAAACGGACGCACCGATCAGGCCTCCTGTGCCACGGCGACGACATCGAACTTTGTGTCTGCCGCGTTCCAGATGCAACCCAAATAGAGCGTCTTGCTGATAACCGTCGTTGTCGGCAGCGTCACGCCGATCGCGCGATATTGCGACCCGAACGTGATCGACCGCGCGGTGCCGTTGTCCTTGATGCGGATGACGATGCCCCAGCCGTCCAGCGCAGTGCCGGTCGGATTGGCGAGCGTCAGTCCAGCCGCCTGGGCGGTGATGATGACCTGATCATCGGCGAAGGTCGGGGTGACCGTCGCGGACGACGAAACTGACTGTATCTGCGGTGTTCGGCAGGCTGCGTCGAGGTTGGTCCGGGCGGCAGCGGCAGTAGAAGCACCGGTGCCACCATCCGTCACGGAAACATCGGTTCCACCGGCTCGGTAGATAGCGTTGCCCTCGACCGCGATATCTCCTGCACCTGTCCGCGTGACAGTAGTATCCGAAGCATGTCCTATATTCAGGGCCGTAAACTGCGGGGAGTCCGCCGTTCCTAGACCTAGATTATGTGCTGCCGTTGCGGCATTCGCCACGTCCGATAGGTTGTTCGAGGCCAGCATGTCGCCGCTGCCTGCGCTAGCAACCGCCGCGTCGACATAAGTCTTGGTCGCCTTTTGCGTTGCGATCTTGCTGTCGCTGTTCGCTGCCAGTGTGCCGTCAGTATCATAATCGAGTGCGGCCACCGTGCCGACGCCGGGAGAAACTGCTGGAGCCCAGGCAGTTCCCGACCATTGGTATGTAACGTCTTCATCTTGGACGTAGGCGGTAAGGCCCTCGTCAAGCGTGCCGGGAACACGATATAGCCATCCGTTCGCGGCATTGACGCCAACCGCAATGGCAATCTGGCCTTCCTTGCTCGCAAACGCGCCGGTCGCCGTCGCGATGATGATGTAGCAGGCGCCGTCCGCGCATGTCCCCGGAGGCGCGGTGACACGATCCGCTATGGTGTAGCGGCCCGCCCCCGCTTCCGTGCGGCGGATTTGCTCGTTGACGGTCGTTTCGGGCACAGCTTGTCCCGACGCCAACTCAGGGGCGCCGCGCGGCGTATTGCTCATTCGTGTTTCCCTTAGAAGCTGGCGGGTGCCGCAAAGCCGCGATCGACGCTGGCTGAAATCTGGTAGACTTTGACGTACAAGCCCCCGACCGCGACGGAGCCGCCATCAGTCGTTTGATCAGCCGCGCTGTAGGTCGCAGTCGGCGAAGTCAGGCCGCTATAGGTGCGAACCACAGCGCCAAGGCTATCGAGGATATCGACCTCATATTCTTCGGTCGCCTCGCCCAACGGAACAGTTGTCCCGCCGGTCCATGCCCCGCCAATGCGCGAGCGGCGCGTCCAGGTGATCGTCCAGTCGCCTGAACCAGCATCCTTGGTCGCATTGACCAACGCAGGAGCATATGGCTTCAGGCTGGCCCCTGAGAACGCTACAGGGATGGGAAAGGCGCTTGTGGTATCACGACCCGACGTGGCCGCCTTGAAGCTGAGATCAGTCCCTACGTCACTTAGCCCTTGTCCAACGTGGCCAGCTAAATCGAGCATGATGAACTGATTGCCGGCGGCATGACCGTCCACCGCCCACTCCGTGCCACGGCGCCCGCGCTTGAGGCCCGACAGCGTATAACTGCCGTCCATTTCCAGAGTCGCCATGGTGAACTGCAACAGCTCGTCACCAAGCAAGCAAAGATTCGCGGTCGGTGTAGCGTTGCAAACCGCTTCAGTCGTGGATGTAAGCGAACCGTTCTTGACGACGATGTTGACGCTGTTGCCGCGATCCCAAAGCCAGGGGTTGGCAGTCGCTAGCGCATTCGTCGTATAGCCCCATGTCAGGCCAGCCGTGGACGGGACGCTAGCCCATTCCGACGTATATTCGCCGCCTACTTCTTGATAGACCGTAGCCCCTGGCCAACTGCCCGCAGCGTACGGCCCCGCTCCATAATAGAGCAGCGGATTGACGCTATTGTGTGCGTCAGTGATCAGCGGGATATCGAGAACGAAGCCCTTGGAGATAACCGCAACCGAGATGACCGAATCTGCGCGGCCGTCCATCGCCGCGCCATCAGCGCCCGAGAGAACGGCGACACTCGGGTCATCAAGCACCCATTTTCCGCCAATTATGCCATCGGCGCCGATATCCATCTTGGTCAGGCGGTATGTGCCGGCCACACCGTCCAGATCCAGCGTGCGAACATCACCGGGCTCAAGCCCGATAAGCTGCATCGTCAGCGCGTTCTCTACGCCAGTGCGCGAGAACCACTGACGGCGAAACCAGCGGTCGGCCAATTCCTTTGCCGTGCCCGCGTCGAGCGCGAGCGTCGTCATGTTGATCGTGGTATCGCGGCGACTGTCGACGGCATCCAGCGGGCGTTGCGTGACCGCTGCGTTTGTCTGTTGGTCCGCGTCTACGTCGGCGAAGTTGAATGACACGCGGCGCGGGAGATCGGTGTCTTGGATGATCGTCAGCTTGTACCGACTGTCGCCCTTACGGACGAACTTCTCCGTCAGGATCGTTCCGCCGCTCGATGCACCACGCTTAAGGAATTGCAAGCCGAAGTCATGCGGCCGAACGAAGCTGTCATAGGCATCAAGGAGCGGATCGAGAACGTCACGTCCCGATCCCTGCGTCCACGAATAGCCCTTGATTGCCTGGTCGAGCGCGGTTGCGTCGATATTACCGGCTGCGATCCCGGCGCGGTCGGCAACCTGCTCCACAACCGACTGAAGCGTCACCGTCCCGGCTGCAATGCGGTCGAGGTAGCGCCACGTAACGAAATCGGAATATTGCGGCGTCGAAACAAGCGCGTTATTGACTTGGTCATAGACCGGGCCGACGTACGAATCCTCGGTCTTCCAATCATAGGGATCGACCGTACGGATCGTACTGCCATCGGTAAGATTGATTTCGCTAAAACCGATCCATACGCTGGTAGATCCAGGCTTTGCATTGCGCAGATTAAGCGCTCCGCCGCCACCGACATTGTCCGAGATCGCGACATCACCGACGATCGCCATCGTTTCATCGTCTATCGCGATCATCCGATAATGACCCCAGAAGACAAAGAACTTGCCGTCTGCGTGAACGATCTCGGTTGAGGCGCCGTTGTCGAAGTGACCGCAGTTGAGATGGACGAACCCGATCGAGCCAGGCCGCGCGCCGGTATCTACGACGCGATAGAGATAGAGGTCATCCCAGCTACCGAAGAAGCCCGCCTTGCTGCCAGTCACCCACACATCGCCGTAGCTATCGGTGCAGGCCCCGCGCGGGGTCCATCCGTCAAGGTCGCCAACGTCAACCGTGTCGATCAGAACGGGCGAACCCAGCCCGTCCAGCGTAAACGTGTAGAAATAGGTGATGAAGGCCAGCGGGAAGGTTATGACATGTTCGCGACCGTTACGATCGCTATAGACGCCAAGGCCGGCTTGGTAGAGCGCGACAAGTGGGGTACTGCTGACCAGCGCCAGCCCGTCTGGAGTGAATGCAGTTATCGCGCTGCCCGAAAAAGCATCACCCGAAATTCCGTAGATCGTCCCGTTGTTCGAGATTGTCGGAGCGCTGATCGCTTCGGGAAAATTACCACTGAGCATCGTGGTGCGCGATGCACAGTCCCATATCGTATAGGCGTCGCCATAGGCCGAAAGCATTAGGCTTAGGTCGGGTGAAAAGGTGACGCTGCCGAGCCGGCCGACGACGGATTCGTAGGGATAGTGTGGCGCAGCGTTCGTTACCGCCTCTACACCAACCTGCGGCACGCGATTGCCGAACTTGTCGAGCGGTATGTTCTCAAAGAAGATATAGGCGACACCGCGATAGGCCGGGCAACTGCCGGCGCCCTCTTTGGCGTCGACCGTCGCCAGCATGCGAGGATCAGCTTCTTGATCCTCCGTGCCGAGGTAGAAGCGTATGCTTTCCTGAATGTCGAACCCATCGGCGATCGAGAACGGCGTGATAGGCCCTGCTCCCGTCACGTCATAGACGAGATGCTTGTCCATCCAGATACGGGTAACACCGTCGATCAGATGGTCAGCAATCGCGACAGCCCAGGTGCCGTTATATTTATAGTCGGTGAACTTGCCGCCCTTGGTTTTGCGGGTCTGCTTGATCTCGGTAAGCGGCTCTGCGAAGAAGATCGGGCAGCCGTCGAACCGACGGGTTACGACGAAATAGTTCAGCGGCGTGCCATAGTCGGCGACGTTCACGCTCAGGTCGTCAAGGCGCGGGCCTTCGATCTTCTTGCTGGCCTGCATCGCCATCTGTGCGGCGGTGAGTGCCGCCGTGATAGCAAGGCTGACGGGATCAATGCTCATGCAATCCCCCGCCACGTCCAGACACTATCGATTTTGTCGCGCCACGCTCGCCCCATGGCCACCTCGATCACCCGAGAGAGGTTGTTGCCGTAGGTATGGATCATCCGCCCGCACCCGACGTAGATCGCCAAGTGTTGTGGCTTCCCGCCGATGTCGAGCAGAAGCACGTCACCGGGCCGCTCTACCGTTGCCGGATCAAACACCGCACGCAGCCCGGCCTTGAGCAATGCCGGGTCGACCTTGGCGTAGTCAGCGGTGCGCGCGTAGAAGCTATCGGCTTCCGGCAACCCGAGGTCCCGCGCCACACCAGAGATCAGCCCACGGCAGTCAGCCCCAACGCCCTTCACCGACGCCTGCCAAACGAACGGGGTATCGATCCACTCGCGGGCCGCCGCGACGATGTCGCTACGCTGCGGCATCGCCTGGAATCTGCGCCTTGAGAACCTGATCGGACCCCGGCACTTCCGGGAAGCCACGGAAATTATCAATGTTGGCAAACGTATCCCGGCAAGCGGCCCTAGTTTTCGGGCACCCCTGGCTAATGTTCAGCGTGTCACCGATTTCGGGAACGTCCGCGAGCGGCATGAACAGGGTGGTTGCCCCGCCGGACGACCAGTCGAACACCTCAACCGCCGCCGTACCGTCCAGCGCGCCCGACGTGAAAACCACCTTGCCCGCGTTGAAGAAGTCGTTTGCATAACTGCCGGTAAACGATACCGTAAACCGCATGGCGTCGGTAACCGCCGTCACTGTGCCAACGATCGTCACGAATGTTGCCTGGCAGCGCGCGTCACCTAAGTCGGCATCGCAATATGGCGACAGCGTGCGGCCGATCGTCTGATTGAACCGGTCGAGATCGCTGCGGATCTGAAGGACAAACTTTCCGCTATCAACGCTAGCCTCGCCAACGTTTCCGGCCATCAGCTTGATCGCGCCGCTACCGAGCGACTTCCAATTCACCTCAAACAGCCGGGCGCGGGCGCGGTTGAACCGGCCACCGATAACAGCATCCCGCGTTACCGTGTCACCAATCGGTCCCGATACTTCGTAATTGTCGGTGTCGAAGCCTTCAGACAGCGAAACCGAACTGGGCAGAATGCCGGTATCGGGAGAGTAGAGGATTGCCCCATCGCCCAGGTCGAACAGGAGTGGCTTGTCGTGCGTGGTTACGCCGATGCTAGTCCCGTCGTTCAGGTCCAGCCGCAGCATACGGGCGCGGGTGTGGGTCGTGGTGGCAAGGTGGGAAGTGAGCGGCCCGCCGAGCGTGCGGCTCATTCGTCTCCATCCCCGAAGTCTTTATGAGATAGAGCCCGGCCCAGCCAGATGCCGCACAGGATTGCAGCACAAAGTACGCCAATCATGAAGGCGCCTTTGCCCCATTGTGGCCATGTCCAGAATATGCCCATCACTCCCGCACCTCCCGCAACGTCATCGTGTCGACATGCCGCAACCGCCTATCCAGTGCGGTCATCGTCTGTACGGTATCGAAGCGCACCGGCACGTCGAACGTCCCGCTAACGCTGATCTCCACGCCGGTTCCGGGCGCGCTGGTGAATGTGACGATGCCGGTCGTGTAATCGACCGTGTAGCCGCTGCCTTGAAGAACGCCGTCCTTATAGACCGCTAGCGGAGAGACAGGCCGCGTGATCGTGCGGGTTTCGGTCGTGCCGTCGACCGTCCAAGATTGGATGACCTGGAAGGCAGTGGTGGAAGCATCGCCAGTGCCGATCACTTCGCCGTCAAGCTGGTAATCGGTGAAGTCGCGGAAGCGGAACGAATGCAACTTACCGCGCGCAACCTTGTAGAGCGCGATCACCGCCTCGTGGACGGCATCCCCATAGACCGCAGCCGGGAAGCTGATATCGTACTCGCGCAAGCCCTGAGAGGAACGCGCGTTGCGAACCTCAAAGCCGCCGTCCGTCGTGACGATCTCGATATCTTCTTCGTCGCGACGGACAGCGTTTTGCTCTACCTGCGTCGGCAGGCCCTGATTGAGGAATGCCATTAGAAGCCTGCCTTGGCCGTGCGGGCCTGTTCCTGGCGCATCGCTGTCGCAATCTGCACACCGGTACGACGCGCATCGCGGTCGTTCATCGCGCCCGAGACGTGGATATTATACGTTCCGCCGCGATCGTTATTGTTCGCAGCCATCCGCGACAGGCGCATGCTGGCGCCGTGCGGAATGATCGTGCCGGGAACATCGGGGACGAACAGTTCACGCCCGCGCTCGCCAACCCATGATGGCAGGCCGAGCGGAGGACGACCACCTTCAGCGAATCCTCCGGGATGGAATGCCGCGCCGGCCATACTGCCACCGTGGCCGCCGAAGGAAGTAGAGCCGATACTACCGGCCGCCATCGAACCGATCGACAACAGGGTGCTTAGGAAGCCACCGCCACCCGATGAACTGCCGCCAAGGAGCGATAGCAAGCTACCACTGAACTGCGCCAGTGCCGGCACTTGATCCGAAAAGGCCTTAGTGACCTGGCTTGCCGATGTGCTGAGTGCCCCAAGGTTATCGCTTGCGCTTGCAAACGGGTTATCCATGATAACGCCGTCGTAGTTCGCAGATGCCGGGATGGCCGAAGCACCAGCACCAAGGCCATCAATCGTCACGCTACCGGTCGTCAGGCGCTGGAGTGCCATTGCCGCTGCGTCGACCGCAGTTCCGAATACGGTTAGCTTCTGGACGTTGCCTGCTGCCGCAAGCGCTTGATTGGTTTCCGCTTGCGAAAGGCCCTGTTGTCCAGCCGGCGCGCCGAACAACTTTTCAGAGATCGGTCCGCTGATCTTGTTGCGGACGAAATCCTCCAACGGGTCGATGATGAAGGCTTTTTGGAACGCTTGAGCAAGCCCACCCACAACGTCCTTCAGCGATTCCATGATCGACTTGCCCTGAAGCAAATCTTGGACGCCGCTGCTGATGGACGATGCGAAGCTGTCGGCAAATTCGTGGGTGCGGCTGATCAGCTCGTTTGCCTTATCGACAATGACCTGCTGCTGACGCTCGACCACATCGCCTTGGTTCTGCGGGAGGCCGTTGATGTACTGGCCAAGCGGCCCTTCGGTCGCCTTCAGCACCGCAGCGCGGCGCGCATCGACAAGATCGCCCAGCGCATCCAGAGATTGCTTGGCTAGCTTCTTCTCCTGGTCACTGGCGGTCGTGCTATCGATGACCTGTTGCAGCTTGAGGCGCTGATTTGTCACGTCCAGTTCAAGCAGCTTCAGTTCGATATCACGGCGCTCGGCAGCGGTGCGAACGGTCTGCTCTTGGGCCTGCAACAGATCGCGGGCGTTGTCGTTCGCTGCCGTCAGGAGTTCGACCGCATTCTTGGACTGCTGGTCGAGCATCTGGTTCTTGAGGGTTATTTCTTTCTGCGCCTCAACCGACTGCGCGATTCCGAGCAATTCGCCGAGATGGGCCTTGACGATCTTGTTCGTCACCGCCTTCTTGCGCAGGTTTGCTTCGACCTGATCCTCTTCGGACTTCGCAATAAGGAGATCGGTTTTGTATTGGGCGTCGACCGATGTCAGGTTGGCGCGCGTCGCCTGCAAAAGCTGCGTATTAAGCTGGGCAAGCTGCTGTTGGTATTCCTCCAACTCTGGCTTGGCGGCTGTTTTTGGGCTGGGCGAGGCTTTGAAATTCGGAAGCTGCGTTCCTCCGGTTGGGTGAATCGGGCCATCCGGTGCCCAAACCCCCATCTGCTTTTGCAGATCTTCCGGCCAATATTTCTTGATGATATTATTGGCAGTTTTTCGGTCGCCAGGCTTGAGCCCGCCGAGCATATCGCGGACCTTACCGCGAGCATCGATGATACCAATCTTGTTCGCCGCGTCAGCCTGGAGTTCAAGGCCGCGCTGCTTCGCCCCCTGCGACAGGGCAAGCGTCGACTGCATCATGCCAGCCGTCGACTGAAGCTGATAGAAGAAGCGGCTCAGCCCATCGATTGCCGCCGGCAACTTCGAGATCAGGGTTTCGATCGAGTTGGCGAAATCGTAGATCGATGCCGCGTTTTCAGAGACAGCCTTGGCGATGCTCTGCTCAAGAACCCACTTTACCTCGCCGATCTTGTCAGCGGCCTTGTCGGCGTTTCTGATCTCGTCTTCGCTTAGGACGACACCGAGTTCTTCCAAGTGCTTCCGCAGACCGTCGACTTCGCCAGATCCGCCAGCCAACAGAGTATCGAGTTGCTGGCCAGCCTTACCGAACAGCGCCACTTCGACCGCCGCGCGTTGCGCTGGACTGGTGATGCTGTCGAACTTCTTGACGATCTCCGGGATGATATCGCCGGCAGTCTTAACGTTTCCGCTGCTGTCACGAACGGAGATGCCGAGCGCCTTGAATGCATCCTGCTGAGCCTTGGCGCCAACTGATGCATCGCCGATCGACCGGGTGAGCTTTTGCAAGCCCTTATCCAGCGACTCTTGCTCAATTCCGGCCTGCTTCGCGATCTGGCGATAGATTTGCAGTTCAGCAGAATTGACGCCGAGCTGTTGCGCTGCCTCGCCTAGCGAGCCGGCATATTCCAGCGCTTGCGCAGCCGTTTCCGCAAGCCGCTTACCGATCTCCACGATGCCGAGTGCTGCGCCAGCCCCGACCAGCGCGCCAAAGCCAGACTTGATCGATTCCAGCGAGCGATTCATCTTCGCCGCATTGGAGTTCAGGTTTTGCGCGGCCTTCGTGATATTCGCATTGAACGCCGCCGTCTGGGCGATGAAATCGACTTCGATCTTCGCACTAGCGGCCATCGGTCAATCTCCAGCGTTGCGGCTAAGCGCGAGCATCCATTGTTGCTCGTGCGCAGAAACATCCTCGGGAAGGTCGTTCTTGTCGTCGGGGAACAGCACAAAATCTTCCAGTGGCGGGGGTGTCTTGCATTGGAATGCAAGCGACCGAGCCATGCGAAGATCGGCGCGATATTCACCGAATGGGTCCATCCGATGAAATGCCATCCACTCGGCGTATTCGGCCGATGACAGCGTGGACTCTAGCTCAGCTACCGTCCGATGTAGGGCAAGGGCTAGTCGGAAGCGGAATCGTCGCTCCCGGCTGCCCCTGAGGCGTTTTTTGCCTCTTCCGGCGAGTCACCGCTAAGGCCGTTGTGCTTGAGTGCAGCCGTGGCAATCGCGCCGATCGCGGTAGCAGGCATAGCCTTGAGCGCTTCCACGTCGTCCATGGTGAACAGGCGCTTGCCCGCCTCATCACAGACGCACAAGATCGCGATCTTGAGGCCGGCAGGAATGCCGTCTTCGCCAAGTCCACGGATCTGATCCGCTTCCGCGACGGTGAGGCTCGCAACGCAAACCTCACCGCCCATTTCCGGCACGTCGACGCGGCCAATCCGCTTATCGACGTGCTTAAGGAAGTCCTCCCGAGACAGGCTCACGAGCGAGTCCACGCGCCCGACGTGCGGAACGAAGCAGCGGCTTCGATCTTCGCATCAACACCGGCCTGCCAAGTGTACTTCTTGACGAGCGCCTTGACGTACCAAACGTCTCCGTTCGACCAGGTGATCTTGAGCCAACGGCGCTCCTGGGTGTCCTTGGCGTCGATCAGCGCGGTATGGCCGGCGTCGCCCGAAATCGCGTTCATGCTGATTTCGATCGAGCCCTCATCAGGCAGGCCGACCAAGTACTCCTTGGCCTCGCTCTCCAGATGCGTGACATCGATATCCGCCGCCTCGCCCGAAGGCGCGCCAACGTTGGTGACTTCGCCGAGCTTGGCGAACGTCGCCGAGCCGTATACCGTCGCGTCCGCGTCCTCGTTGGACAGGTGGACGGTGGTGGTCTGAGACTTCAGAGCCATCGTTTAAGTCCTTTCGTATGTTAGATAATAGTCCTGGCTAACGCCGAAATTGCGACTTTCGTCGTCCAGCGTCGGCCCGCGCTGATCTTGAAAACTTGCCGTGAAGCTGATGCCCGCCCCGGTAATCTCGACCGTTGGCGTCGGGCACAGAAAGGAGCGGATGGACTCTGCGATATTCAGCGCCTCAAGCGCGGTCTTTGCCCAAACGTCGATCTGGAAACGCGGCCATTCCAGGTTTGCGTCTCCGTCCAGATACGCAGCCCCAGCGGTCGAAATGCGCTGATAGGTGGCGTAGGGGTAAGCGACGCCCTGCTTGCTCCCGATCAGAAAAAAGCGCGTGCCAAGGAGCCCGGCAAGCGTGGCGTCGCCGGTGACAGCGGCGGTCAATGCCGCCTCGATCGACGCCATTATCCCGCCAGTTTGCCAGCTTCGCGCGCGATGCCCTTGGCCGCCGCCGCTACAACCTTTTGCGCCGCCGCCGCGCCCTTGGTATCAACCGCCGGCCGAATGAACGGCTTAGCCTTCGCGCCGGGGTGCCAAACAACACGGCCAAACATGGACCGCCCTCCAACATTGAATTCGAGGTACTCGGCGCTCTTTGGCTGGATCTGATGCTCGCCAGTCCCGAACTCGACCCACTTAGCGTAAGTGCCGGGGCCGATGTTGCGCGGCTTGGTTTCGCCGGGGCGAATAACGCTCACCTTCTTGCCCACGATGCCTACTTTGACTTGTGCGGCACCCTGTGTAGGGTTGCGGACGGTAATCGTCTTAACCGCCCCAGCCAGGGCGCCAGTGACCACGCTACCATGCGATGCAAGGTTGACCTTGGCCTGTTTTGCGATCACGTTGCCGCCCTGACGGAGGGACGACACGACGACCTTCTTTGCCACTTTTTCGGGCAGCTTGCGCAACAGGGATTCGATCTCTGCCGCGCCGCCAAGTCGCATCGTGGTCATACGACCTCCTTGCAATGCAGCCAGGTCCAGCCTTCGCGCTGCGTCCCGGTAACGGCATCGATCATGTACGTGGCGCCGCGCCAGAGAACGCGGTACGTGCTATCGAGCGCCCGCCAGCGGATAACGAACACGGCCAATTTTTCGGCCTGTATCTCGCCCTTCAGAAACTCGCGGCCCGGCGTCTCAATGACCTTCGCCCAAGGCGTGCTGTCGTCGTCCCAGCTTTCAACATCTGCGCCGAGCTCGTCTTGTGTGACGGTGCGCACCTTGATCGTGATTTGCTGATCGAGGGCGCCCGCGTCCATTACGCTACCGCCAACTCATGCAAACCGGTGTCGGTGATAATAGCCTTGACCGGAATGCTAGGACCATCGTGGCGGGCCTTGATGTATGCGCGTCCATTAGGATGCCATGACACCGACGTAACGGCGACGGGCACGCCATCGTCAAGCGTGGCCTTGATCCGGTCGCGCATATCAACGATTGCGGTTTGCATGTCGTTCATCCTCCCACAGACGAATTAGAGCGCGACGCCCGCCTGCTGAATGTCAACGTTCAGCACTGTGGACGACGTTGCGATCCCAAGAATGACCGGATAGTCGCCAGTGCTGAGATCTGCCACGGGGCAAATGCCGCCCGGTGTGGCCGACAGATAGTAAGCGACGCCGGGCGTCAGCGTGGCACCGATCGTAAGCGGGCCGCCATCATGCACAGCTAAGGGCTGGCCGGAAAGAGATCCGTGCAACGCGATACCGGTTGGCGAGCGAACTGCCGCCGTGGCGCTGTCGCAATCTGCCAGCTTATAGGTCGACGTGGCGCTGTCGAAATACACTGTCTGCCCCGCCGTAATGGTTGCGCCGGCAGTTCCGCGACGCTGGGTTGCGCCCGCGCCTGCAACGACACTGGCGGCGGTGATCGAAAGATCGGTCATGTCTGACTCCTAGAGAATGAGCGAAAAGGGGCGCAGCAGCGCACGAACCACGAACGGCATTTCGATCGCCTTGTTGCTGTCGATCACAGCCGAGCGGTTATCGAACCACTGGCCAATGAGAAGCAGCGCGGCTTGCTTGATAGCGACAGGAACCACGTCAAACCCGCATTGCCATTGGATCGTGATGGCATCCGGGCGAACGAACGTCGCGGGCCATGCTACACCGTTCTTCACGATGACCGCAGGCCCCTCCGCGTCGTTGATCGCGTAGTAATTGGAGGTGCTAAACGTCTGTTGCGTGTCGTCAAGGTCGTAATAGGTGATGCTTTCGACCTCGATCAGGCGGCCCAGCGGCAAACATGCCCGCCAGCCAGCAAGGAAGTCGAAGGAAACCGACCAGCTTTGCGGCCGGATTGCCCGGCCAAGCACGCCGGAATAGCCGTCTAGATAGCTCTCCGTCGCCGCAATCAGGCCGGTGATAAGGGAGTCTTGATCGGTCGTATCGACGCGAAGGTGCGCTTTCGCCTCGTCCAGTGTCAGCAACGGGTCTGCCGGTGCCGTCACCAGGACGGGCGAAAGCGCCTTCATTACGCGACCGGGCCGGTCAGGGGCTCGCCAAGCAGCGCCACAGCCGAAATCGGCGTGCCGGTGCCATGGGTGCCGCTGAAGTCAGCAAGCAGCTTCAGATAGCGCTTGGTGCCCTTGTAGCCGATGCGAACGACCGTACCGGCCGCATGGGCAGCAATGAGATTGTAGACGATGCCGCTGGTAACGGCGATCGGCGCATGGATAACATCCGCCGCCGCAACATTGGTGAACGTGCTGTTGTCGTCCGACTCAGTAAGCACGAACTCGACCTTGTTGGTGCCGCTGAAGGTAATGCCCCCAGCGCCAACCTCGATCAGGATGGTGCAGGCTTGATAGCCAGCAAGATCGATCGATGCAGGGGTGTTGTCCGCCGAAATCGTCGCGGAAGGAATCAGCACCAAGGCGCTGAAATCGGAAACTTGATCGCGCATGGGCGTATCCTTTGAATGAGAAGGGGCGAGCCGAAGCCCGCCCCAAAATCACCTCCTACGAGGCAGCATTGACGAACAGCTTCACAGCCCCGCCCACGTCGATCAGGTTGCCGCCCGAACGCATCCACGCGAGGAAGCCAACCTGCCCCTTCTTCGCATACGCCGAGTCAGTGTAGCGCTGGAGTTCCACCGCCATCACGTCACGGATCTTGTAGTATGAGAAGTCGCCGAACGCGATCGACTTGGCCGAAGCTGCCATGCTAGCCATGTCCTGATTGATCTGGATGCGATAACCCAGAACCGAGCCTGGCGAACCGCCGGCGGGGCCATCGGTCGGCAGGCTGTCTTCGAAGCCCGGCACGAACAGCGGACGGCTCTGGCTGTCCTTGATCTTGCGCAGAACCTTGACGCTGGCGTCGTTCATCATCCAGACGCAGTTAGGGCCGCGATAGGCCGGATCGACCGAGTGAACCAGGTCGACTAGGCTGTCATAGACGATCGCCGAAACCTGCGACGTGCTATTCGCGGCAGTGACGCCAGTTGTCGCCGCCGTCACGATGCCATTCGGCTGCGAAGAGCCGGTGCCGGTCGTGAAGTGCGTGTTGGTGATACGACCCAGGCGAGTGACGAGACGAGCGCGAACGAATGCCTCGATATCGACATTCGAGTCCTGAAGCAGTTCGATCGGAACCGTCACGACCTTCGAACTGTACTTGTACACCGGCAGCGCCTTGGTGCCGAAGTCCATGTCGTCGTCGCTCGCGGTGCCGTTCTCCGCGACGATTTCACCCGTTTCCGTAGTGCCGTCCGAAGTCGGGAACTGCATCGGGTTACCCTGCGAGGTACGGATGACCTCGGCCACCGCACGCATGCCGCCATAGGCCTTCAGCGCGTCGAGAACCGAATTGGCGACTTCGGTGGCTACGGTGTAGCCGCCTTCGCTGTCGGTCGTGGTCGACATGGTGTTGCGAACCACCTGCCAGTCGGCTTCGGTCAGGCCCTTGTCGCCGTTGCGCAGCCACTTGGCGAATACCGCCGATGCGGTCGAGTCGTCGTCCTTCGCGTGACGCTCAGCCGCGACGATGACGTTCGCGTTCAGCGCATCTTCCGCGACACGCGCGTTCAGGTCGTTGATGTTCTTGATCTGGGCGTCCAGAGCGTCAAGCTCCAGCAGGCCGGCGTCATAGATCGGCTGGTCGCGCTTGGCGTCCCACTTATCATTGGTGACAAGTTCGTTCAGCGTCTTCGCCTTTGCCGCGCGCTGCTCGCGGAGAGCCTGAATGCTCATCTCTCACTTCTCCATAAAAAAAGCCCCGCCGAAGCAGGGCCGTGGTTCTCCGGTTGCGCGGCGCGCTAGGGAGCGGGTCGGAGCAGCATGTCCGCCGCGTAATTCGGCTTCGGCTGCTCGATTTCTTTGGCGGGCTCGACAATCGGCTCCGCTTCGATTTTGGGTTGTTCAGTGATTGCTTCCGGCGCGGTATTGTACGCGCTCATATCCCACGCGATTTTGCCCTTGGGCGCATCGCTGGCCAGTTCGTCGGCAAGCCCAAGGTCGATCGACTCTTGGCCGGTCAGCCACGTTTCCGCCGCCATCAACTCGGCGAACTTGGCGCCATCGACCGCCTTTCCGCGCCGATCGGCCGCAGAAACGTAGGTTTCCACGATAGTTCCGTCGATCTTCTCCAGAAGATCCGCCGTTGCCAGCAATTCTTCTGCGTTGCCGAGCGCGATAGTCCAGGCATTGTGGATCATCTGAAATGACCCCTGCCCCATGACGACCTTATCGGCCGCCGCTGTCACGAACGACGCAGCGGAAGCCGCATAGCCGTCCACGTGGACCGTCACCTCGCCGGGATAGTCGCGGATAGCCTGGGCCATCGCGCGGCCGGCGAACACGTCACCGCCCGGCGAATTGACCCGCACAGTCACGTCACCCGACATATCGCGAAGGGTCTGAACGAACGTTTCCGCGTCCACGCCGCCGAGCCACTCAGCATCGGCCTTGGACGAGACGATCACGTCGTACAGGTAGAGGGTGTTGCCTTCCGCGCGAAACTCGCCCTTTCGGGCGTTATTGCGCAGAAGGTTGATCAGTTGGCGCATTGGTCTCTCCAGCCACAGGCTCGAAAGAGTCACCCCCGTCGATCCGTTTCAAATTGAATTTATCCCGCACTTCGTTTTGCGACATGATCGGCTTTTCACCGGCGCGGCCGAGCGCCACGCGATAGCCTTGGAACATTGTCAGCATGTCGCCGCGCTCCAGCTCGAACGTGTCGAACTCGGCGAACTTGGCCGACGTGCGGAAGAATTTGCGGTTGATCTCATTGTGAAATTTATTGAGGTGCTGGCGAAGCGTGTACCGGACGAAGCCGATACCCATCTGCTCGACGCCCGAGCCCCAGCTAGTGGTTTTCTCGTTGTGCCCGATCATGAACGGAGGCACGCCGTAGATCCTGGCGATTTCCTCGATCTGGAATTGCCGCGATTCCAGGAACTGCGAGTCCTCCGACGACATCGTCAGCGGTGTGACCGTCGCGCCTTTGCCCATGACGGCTGGCTTGCTGCTATTATCGACGCCCGAATATCGCTCCTGCCAACGGGCGGCGATGCCATCCGCGATGTCAGGCGATAAATCTTGGTCGCTCGAAATGATGATATCCGGTCTAGCGCTATTCGCGAAGAACCTGCCGGCGTAATCCTGCGTCGCCAGCGCTACGGCCCCGGTCATGCGAAGGTGGTGCTGGAGCGGCGACAGGCCACGCAACCCGTCAAACCCAAAGCCGGGAATGTGGAGCATGTCGTCTTGGTCGTAGACCGTGAACCCACCAACTTGCGGCGTGTTCGGATCGGCCGCCACCGCATAGATCAGCCGCTTCGTTTGCGGCACGAGCGCCACCGTCACCCGATCGGGATGCACCGGCTCGATACCGATGACCTGGGCGCCGCTGCGCTGGATCGGCGCGAAGGCGTCGCCCTTCATCAGCAGCGATTGGACAAGATACTCCCAGCCCGCCGCAGCCGACCAACGCGGCGTGAACTGCTCGTTGAGCAGCCACCAAAGGTCGTCATTCGGCAGCATGTCCCGCTCGCCATCGGGCGAACGGCGGTAAATGTGCATCGGCAGGGCCGAAATGGCACCCGCGATCAGGCTGACGCAGGCATAGACCGCCGAGATTGTCAGGGCGTTCTGCTCGTTCGGATACTTCAGCTTTCCATCTGCGCCGGAAACCAGGCGATAGAAGTCCGAGCCCGCGCCAAGCTGTTGGGACGTGACAGGCGGAAGGTCGCTCGCCCAACCGACCTCGTTACGCGCGGTCAGATAATTTCGGAGCGAGTCCCACCAGCTCATACGAAAATCTGGACCCCGGCAGGGATTTCGTGCGCCATCGCCTCAACCCCTTCCGCCATTGCCAGGGCGACCATGCCGTCAATGCGGCCGGTAGCTTTGCCCTTGTCCAGTTTCCGATTTCCCGCAGGATCGCGCGTAACCACAGCGTTCGCAGCACACATCGCCAAAGCGGGATGACCCCCGTGCCGCACCCGTTCCTGCAACAGGTCCGCCTCAAGCGCATCGAGCGCCGGGCTCATTGATTGATACCCTTGGCCGAATTCTTCCAACGGTAGTTCGACCCCGATCTTGTCCAACTCGCCTTTCAGCCGGTCCATCCGCCAGCGGTCAAACGCCAGCTTGCGCAGCGGCAGGCCGGCGCAGATGTTAGCCACGTCTTGCGCTACGAATGCGTAATCGATCACCGAGCCCGGCGTGGTACGGATGAACCCATCGCGCACCCAAACGTCGTATGGTGCCCGGTCCCGCTTCGCCGCCGCTGCAACGCTTGCTTCCGGCATCCAGAAATGCGGCTGCACCATCACTACGCCAGATTGGCGCTGCGTCAGCACAAGGGCCGTCAAGTCGGTCGTGGCCGAAAGGTCCAACCCCCCGTACATCGGGGAGCCATCCCAATCCGCCGCCGCCTCGTTGCCCGCCTTCCATACGGACGCCGACACGAACGGCGAAATCATGTTCACGCGCTGGTTAAGCGTCAGCACGCGAAACGTATTCTCTGACGACGGCATGCGCTTCGCTTGCGCCGCCTGTTCCTTCACATCCTCCAGCGAGCGGAACAGGCCGAGCGCGGGGTTAGCCGCTGCCCAGGCCGTTTCGTCGTCAACCTCGCAGCCCTCGGGGGCCGTATAGACATGACTTACAATGCCGGGATCAGCCGACCGCTCGGCATCGTCCAGCCATATCGAGAACAGATCGCCGTCAGTCGGCGCCTGCGTAGAGATCGCGATCAGCAGCGGGTCCTCGTGGGCACCCTGTGCCGTCGTGATCGCGTCAATGAAATCGTCTTGCGGCCCTTTGACCTGGCCAACCTCATCGAGAATCGCCAGGACCGGACTAAGGCCGTGGGCTGTCGTTCCCTCGGCTGCCAGCGCCTTGTATTCGGTGTTCATCGTCAAACCGATCAGGCGCTTGCCCGAGGGAACGATGCGAACCAGCTTCCGCAAGTCCGGCGATAGCTGCACCATCTTCGCGGCAAGATTGAACACGACCGCCGCCTGCTCCCGCGATCGGGCGCCGGAAACGATCTGGCTGTTCAACTGCGCTTCCGGCCCGACCAGATGGGCGAGCAAGATACAGGCAATCAGCGCTGACTTGCCGTTCTTACGGGCAATCGCGAGATAGGCGCGGCGCACCTTCCTGGGTGCATCGTAGATCGCCAGAATAAAGTTACGCTGAAACCTCGCTAGCACGATCGGCTTACCGACCTTGGCGCCCTCGGGGACTAGGCAATAGCGTTCGATGAAGGCGACGACACGCTCACCTCGGGTCATCAGTTATAGGTCTGCGGCCTCGCCAACAGCCCTTCGTCTTGCTCTAGCGGATTGTCCGCCTCGATCTCTTTCGCCTGGCCCCGTCGCTTGCCAACGTCCCGCGCCTCACCCCCTTGCGCGCGTGCGTGAAGCGACAAACTGCGGCGCATCGACAGGATCGTGCCGGCGAGCATCTGGACAACTTGCTTCCGTGGGTTGACCACCGGAGTACCCTTCTCGGATTTCATCACCGAGCCCTCAGCCCTCAGGTCGTATTGCTCGCGCTCCAGATCCGCCATCGCCCGCGCCAGCATCGCGGCTAGCTCAAGCTGGTGGTCCGTCCACTCGCTCCGTGCGAACTCCGCGATCACCGAATGCCAGAACGGCCAATCGCCTTCCTGCATCCGAACGTGAGCCGGCGGCTCCAGTTTGCGCAGCGCCGAACCCATGACCTTCACGGCGGCGGCATTGCTGTCGATCCGCTGCTTACGGCTCATGACCAAATCCTGTATTAGCGATGTTTCTGGGCTATGGGCGCGGTGTCCGTCTGCCGAGTTGCAGAGTTTGACCCACCCCCTACTCGTCGTTGTCGGCGAACCGGATGGTGTCACCGTCCACGTAGAACGACACTGTGATGGTGGGCAGCTCGCCTACTGCGTTCTCGACTGAGCATCGCACCTGCTTACCCAATGTCTTTCCGTCCTCTGTGCACAGCGCCAATGCCCTGCGCCCTGGCCCGCCGCATGATCGCGAGTTGACGGCTTTGATGATCAGCTTGAGATCGGCCATCCATCGACTCCCGTCTCTACCTTGACCTTGTGTCCGAACTGCTCTGCTGTGCGCGCGTCGTGACATGGGCCGCATAGGCACCTGATGTTGGCGTCCGTGTCAGGCCCACCCTTAGCGAGCGGGATGATGTGGTCAGGCACCGTGCTTGCCGTTACTCGGCCCTTGGCGATGCAGTCCCGGCATAGCGGCTCGGCCATCAGCCGGCGCTTGCGTGTCTCTACGCCTTTGCGTCCGCGTTGCCTTGGGGTAGGTGTCACCGTATCGGACGTGCGCGCTTATCAGCGATGTTGCTTGTCTGGCGTGATGCTTCGAGTAGCGCGGCAGCGAGGGCTATCCAGATGATGCCTCGCCAGTCCATCGCTCACCTCTCGATTAACCCGATGTGGCTAGAAGCCAGATCCGCCGTCGCCTAACGTGGCGTCTGCCGCCTCGCGCATCGCGATAATGTGTCCAAGCTTTATCCGAATGTCGCCACGCTCACGGATGATTACGCGGCGAATGTTTCCGCCGATCGCCTTCCGCGCGTTCTTTGACATATCGGTCACTCGATTAACCCAGCAAGTCATCCAGTGCCGTACCGCGAGGCCAGCATAGGGAGGATGAGTCTGCGCCGGATGGACGCTTGCTGGTCGGGCCGAAGCCCAAAGAAAAAGGCCCGCGCGGTTTCCCGGCGAGCCCTTGAGTGGCAGGCGCACCTACCACAGATATAATTTCAGCACGTTCCGTAGCAGAGTCAAACGAAACATGCAAGCCCCTTTATCGCACAATCGAGAATATTTTTATCGGCCGGGTCGATCGCGATTCCGCCGCGCGTCCTGAAGATGATCCGGTCAAGCCAGCTCGGCCCCGCGTCGCTGCCGTCTGGATCATCCAGGCACAGCTTTTCCACGCATAGCTTGATGTTGTGGCCGAGCGCACGAAGGGCGTCGTTGCGCACGTTGAACGCGGCTTCTAGCGCTTCCTCGTTGCTACCCGATCCACCATTGCCGGCGACGAACCGGGACAGGCTGTCCTTGTGCTTGCCAATGCCGTAGATCCGCCAGAACAGCGCTGCATAGTCCCTGCCGGCATCACGCATGGCAGCGGCGTCCTTGCCCTCGATCTCGAGCAAGCCAGCGGACCAGGCTCGACCGATCGCGTCGAATGTGTGATCCTCTACCACCTTGCCGTCATCATTGGCGGGGCGTGCGTACAGAGCGCGGCGGCGCTGCACCCCATCGCATCCGTAGTCATAGGCTTGGCGCAGGCGGCCTGATGCCGTGCGTTCGCCAGCTTTACGCTTCCTGCCTGCTTTTGCCTTTGCCATGATACCCCACCCTTTGAAATGAGTTAGTCGTCGGAAAGTAGTGAAATACCAACTACAACCCACACACATAATGCAGCTACTATCAGCAGCAGAACAATCCATCTCCAACCGAACGCTAGCGCTGGTATCAATAGAGGAGCAGAGACCATTACCCCGCCAACCGCTTGCTTAATATTAGCTCCCGTCATCTCGCTTCCTCCAAATCGTCCTGTCCGTTAACTCGCCAGAAAGTCAGTACGTCGTGATCGTCTCCGCGAAGTCTCCAGATGAGCTGGCCAGCGGTGTAGGTGTGCTTGGATACCTTGCCGTTCTTCCAGCGGATGCCGAGAGGGGCGGTTTTGTCTCTCGGCGGGTGCCCGTGATTTGGCCATTCACGCGGCATCGGCCGTGTCGATACGGTTGATCGCCCGATACTTGGCGCGGGTGACTACGGTTCCGTCATCCAGCTTGCGCAACAGTGTTCGGGTGAGCGCGCTTTCGATCCAGAATGGCGGAACGTCCAGGTTCGGTTCGTCGCCATCAGACAGCGACAAGATCCAGTTCTCGAACGTCTGTTGGTCGAACCGATTACATGCCGCTAGCGCCAATACCCGTTCGGATGGCGCATGCCTGTATTCGCCTGCCAGTTCCAAGCATTGGTGCGGTGTTGGGAACCAGTCGAGCGTCTCGCAGACCCGGCGCGACATGTGGGCAAGCGCGGCGTCGCTGTAGCCTCGAAGCATGCTCAGGTACACGGCGAACCGCATGCGGCCGGCGGCCTCGTCAACGTTCTTCGACGGAAGTGTCGAGGCGAGGAAGGCCAGATGCCGGGTAGCCTGCTCTTCGGTCGCTGGAACCGGAACGCTCGTCGGCAGGTTCTCAGCCCAAGCCCGAAGCGCGCGGCATTCCTCCGCAGTCGTTGGGTCCGAAGCTATCGGCCGCTTGCCGGATGGCAGAGAGGAAGCCGTCTTGCCGATCGGAACCACGTTGCCGATTGCTCGCTGCCAAATTGTTTGATCCTGAACGCCCATTTTTCGATTCCTTCGGTACGAAGATTGTTTCCCAACCGCCCTCCAGGGCGCGGACAAACAGGTCGCCGGGCGGCCAGCCAGCCTCTGCCGCCTCGGCTAGCTTGGCGAGGATCGCTGAGTAGGCGTTTTGCGTGAGTGGTTTTTTTCGCTGCCCGCAGAACTCATTCCACAAGCCCAACTCAACATCAGTCGGCGGTCCAAAGCCGCCAGCCTTGCGCGTGAGCGTGGATATAACCCGGGGGGTAGGATTAATTTCTTTAGGGGGTCTGGGGGACGTTTCTTTATCAAGGACGGGGACCAATTCCGCGGTTTCCGCGGACTCCGGTGGAATTCCGGTGGAATGATTAATCTTGGCAAGGCGCTTACGCTCACGGTCATAGGCACGGCGCTTCTCGGCCACAGGATCTGTGGTGGCGATGGACGCCTCCATGTCTGCCACTGCCGCCACGATAGATTCGTGGGGCATGCCAGCAGCCAGCATGTGACGGAGCGCCTCAGCGATCACTCAGGCACCACCTCGGGCCGAGCCCGGATGATGTCCTGATCGTCTAGATCCTTGATACGTGCCGCTATCCAGCCTTGGATTGTCTCCAGGGGGATGAAGGACGTGCGCGACCACCAGCTTGCGTTGATAGTTTCCAGCATGTCCCTAGAGGCCGCGCGGATCAGCGCTTCGTAGCGGGTCATGCGGCAAGCCTCCCGTAGAATAGCGCGGCGGCGTCAGACGGGCGATCGAATAGGTGCCAGGCGCAATTGTCCTTGCCCGTCATCTTGCTGTCAGGAATCCACTTGACCCGTCCAACGCTCACGATCTTGCGGAGGCGCGGGAGGTAGGGAGCAGACTGGCGGGTGTGCTGCCAATCGGCGTCGAACAGAAGCCACGTCGGATGCTGATCGCTGAAATGCTCGATCATCGGATGCAGAACCCGACGATCCCAAGGCGGATTGGTGATGAAGCAATCGATATTGCCCACCAAGCGCGTCAAGGCGTCGATCTGGTCGATATCGTCGCGCTGGGGCTCAATATCCCATGCCCGTGCGCAAACATGCCCTGCGGCGATCAGGGCGTCCACTAGAGCCCCATTGCCGGCGCACGGCTCCACGAACAGCGTGTGCGGAGATAGGTGTGGCAACAGCGGCAGAACGGCTTCACGCGGAGTCGGGTAAAAGTCTCGCGGCACGCGGTCGAATGATGAGCGCTTACCCATTAGCACCATCCCCGAATTGAGCGATAATCGCGTCAGCTACAGCGCGGGTTTCTTGATCCTTCGCCATCCTCGCTTCCACTTGGCGGATGGCGTGCATGACGGTGGTGTGGTCCCTGCCGCCGAACAGTCGGCCGATCTCTGGATAGGAGCGATCGGTCAGCTTTCGGCTGAGATACATCGCTAGCTGGCGCGGGTGCGAAACTGTGTACTTACGGCTAGCCGTCGCCATGTCTGCCATCTGCAAGCCATAGTGCGATGCGACAGCGTGCTTGATCGCATGGACCTGGGGCATGGTTCGAACAGGAGAAGGCGCCGGCTCAATGATGATGTAATCCCGAACGCGTGGGACCGGTGCGGCGACGACCACGCGAGGTGTCCAGCCTGCCGGGTTGGTGCGGCGCGCGATCATTGCGCACCTCCGATCGATACGACTACCTTACCGCCCTTGAGCGGTTCTGCGCGGCGGATGGTGAAGGCAAAACGATAGTCGTTGACTTGGAGCGCATCCGCGATCCCGTCGAAGCCGGACTTGCTTGCGGAAAACATCCCGTCCAGATCGCGCTTGCGATTGTCTGGCGGGTTGAATGTCACCGACAGCATGACCTCGCCGTCAGTGGGCGCGCTCACTCCTGCCATCTCGGCCGCCCAAAAGGCTACCGTGCGATAGGCCTTCGCTGCCCGTGCGCGCTGCATGTGATGAGGTCGAGTGTTCGGATGTAGCTCCCTAGGGGGCCACGGAAGCGCCACAATGTCTGTGCCCCCCGCCATGTCTAGGCGGCCTGCTGATGGTTGGCGTAATACTGGTCCATCGCCTCTTTGAGTAGGCGGCAACCGCGCTTTGCGTCGCGTAACCTCCAGCGGGAATATGCGGTGTCGCTCGCCTCTACTTCAGCGTCCGTCTGCTTGCAGTACAGCATACGCGGAGCGGCAGGCGTCGGAATGATTCCCATCGATAAGCGAACCTTGCGGTACTTTCGCTCAGCAGCCGCAATCGTCCTGCCTGGGAACTTGGTCGATGCCTCAGTCTGCGTCAGGCCATCCGCGATGAACTGATGCATCTTGGCCATTTCTTCTGGCGTCCACGCCTTTCCTGAGAGGTTCATACAGTCCTCCGATTGAGCTGAGCAGCGCGGTTGCGCCGGTAGCGTTCTGCTGCCGCCTTGTTTTGACGGAGCATGCGGGCCAGTCTGCGCTGGGCTAGGAATACGCGGAGCCGGGTCATCGCGGATCTCCACCATGGGCACGCCGCCAATACCTGCCGCGTCCGTCGATCACGTTTGGGGCATCGGCGATCAACCTATCCCGAAGCGCGAGCGGAAGATTGCGCATGGCTATTGCGGCCTCTCTCGGCTCGAGCTCTGGAGCATCAATCCGCGTGAGGTTCATGATGCCCTCCCAGCGCTCGACAGCGGCGTTACCAATGCGATAAGATGATCTGCCGCCAGAGCGACGGGCGCTTGCTCCGTGTGATCGATGCGATCGTCCGCCGCCGCCTCGCCAATGATGGCAAGTTCCTTCATGGCTCCGGCCACGATCATCATCGGGCGGCTCGGTTCCGGCGTGTCGATCGGCTGTGCGCTGCCGTATCCGAACAGCGAAAGCAGCGCGTTGATCGCGCCGTCACCTAGGCAATATGCCAGTGATAAAGCATCCTCTGTCGCTACGCGGCGATGCTTGGCTTTATCCCGCGAAATTATGGAATCGATGAAATGCAGGGCAACACCGCTGTCGGATGCGAGAGTTTCGCGGGTAAAGCGGCGCTCGACATGGATTGCCCGATGAATACGCTCCCGTAACGTGTTCCGGATACGTTCGTCCGATACGATCGGCGAAGTTTGAGCATCATTGCTGTCGTGCGCCATTTATCTACCCTCCCTATGGAACGAACGTTGTCCCCGATCCCGCTTGGTGAAGCTGTTGCGATTGCTGTCGCGCGGCTGAAGGAACATTCCGAGAAAGGCGGACATTCCGACACCAAGCGGGACACCGACGCAGAGAAGTGCGAAGTCGCTCATGAGGATTTCCCATGTTGATTGGCTGGTTTGTTGCTCGGCGGGATATTCGGCTCCGCCTCCGTGACCTGAAGCGCACAGCGACCGGCCGCGACGCGTGCGCAAAACCGCTTGCGTCCGTTGACCGGAATGCACTCACGGCCAGCTTTGACCGGGCACATCATTTTGCCGCGTTGCGCAGCCCTGTGGTAAAGCTCGCGCTGCCAAGCGCCGGGCTCGGACTCGTCATCGATCGTGACGGTTGCTCGTTTGAATGTGCCCCCCGGATCGGTCATGCCGCAGCACGACCGCGAGGTATGCGTTGATCTGGCGTCGGAAACTTCGGGAGCGCTATGCTCTTGCGGTTCGCCAAGGCGGACAGAGCGTCGCGCCGCCAGTCTGGGATGAAGTTAGCGTCACCCCAGCTAGCTATCGTGGTGAGCGGGAATCCCGTTTCACGCGCGATCTCGGCGGGGCCGCCAAGTCGCTCGATAATCTCGTTTGCGGTTGCCATTTCCGCACACTACGTTATTCGTAGCACAAATGCAAGAGGCTTATACGATGTTCGGTGCGGACAGATTACGTCCGATACGGCTACATCATCATGTGCTCAGCCATGCCGATCTTGTCTCAGAGTTGGAACGTCTTAAGAACGAAGGCGTGACCACCAATGCGGCGATTGCCCGCGTGCTCAGCCTACCATCGTCTCGCATAGCCGAGATTTTCGCCGGCTCACGGCGGGTATCGGTTGACGAAATGAAGAAGCTGGTTGAGCATTACGGGCTAGAAACAGCCCGCAGACCGCCTAGTGCAAGAATGCTTGCGCCACTTTTGGACGCACTGTTGCCGCTGGTTCCACCTGGGGATCGGACGGCGCGATCTGTCGAAGTCGTTTCAGAAGCGTTGTCCTATGGGCTTCAGCTTCTTGTAGAGCCTGATGCCACTCAGGCCAGCGAGGATGCGCTAAAGGTGGCCGCTCGCGCAGTAGCAGCTCGATTTCGCGATCTCTCGCTACAATAACGAATCGGCACATCGCGCAATCCAGATAGCAGGGCGTGCACCCAGCTACGCACTCAGGCGTCTCCAGTTCAACGCGGCACGGCTTCCCTACCATGTTCGTAGTTTGTTCCGCCATTCCCAACATGTAAACCCCCCGGCTTTTCTGAAGCCTGAACGGTGTGCACCGTCGAATGTGTGAAGAAATGTAGTTAGCAAGCGGTTTGCACAAACTACGATTTGCGTATTGACAGGCCGCTACGTTTATCGTACCACCCCTTCAACACGATCAGAGTGTTGGAGGCGGAATATGGTTCAGGATGTTTCAGGGCGCAAGCAATCCGCGACGGGCGCTACTTGGCACGACGCCGAGCTACACGACTGGTCATTGGCGCAAGTCGATCACGGCGTGTGGGTCGTAAACGGGCGCATCTTCAACGACAGCAAAGGCCGCTTCTCTGACGGCGATCGGGTGCACACCAGCACTATCCGCTTCCTCGCAAACGGTCGGCTCGAAACCCGCAACACTAAATACCTTCTCGTCAACGCCGAGCAGGCTTCGGCATGACCACTCACTCCCACCCTGTAGAAGAACCGATGCGTGTTTCGGACGTGCTGGACCGTGCTGCCGATCTGATCGAGCCGGATGGTGCTTGGACGCAGCGCGCATTCAGCCGCAACCCTGACGGCAGCGCTGATCTTGACGAAGATGAACTGGCGGCAAGCAATCCTGTTTGCTGGTGCGGGCTTGGCGCCATTGCTCATGTGACTGGTGCCGACCCGCTGGACCCGAAGACCTTTGAGCCCACTTCGACGCGAACCCCACGCCTTGCGGTCGATTTGCTCAGGGAAGTTGTTGGTTCGGATTTCGTTGATTGGAACGACGGGGCCGAGCGGACGCAGCCTGAGGTCGTGGCCAAACTGCGCGAAGCAGCGGCAATCGCTCGGGAGCAAGACAGGTGAACGCCCCCACCACCCTGAAGGCACACAACGCTCTCCGTTACTGCCCAACCTGCACAGCAATGTCAGAGATGGCTGAAGACGGAACGTGTCTTGAATGCCTCTCCATAATCGACCTGACCCTCTGGCAGGAAACAGAGGAAGTATGGGCTTCTGATGCTCGCGCAATGGAGGCCGAGGAATTGGCTCCGCGCGTCATCGTTTGGGATTTCACTCGGTGAACGCCCTTACGAAGATCCAGACGAAAGCCTTGGCGCAGATTTGCCGCACCAATGGCGGCGGCCTGAGGGTCAAATGCCGCGTGATGGATAGCGGAGAGGTCGTTCCGCTGGGAGCAACCCTGCGCAAACTCTACGACCTTGGCCTGATCCAAGGGAAGGCCGGCGCCTACGAAACTGTCGTGCATACGCGCGACGGATGGCGGCTCAACGCAGAACTGGCTGCGTCCGATCGGGCGCTCAACCGTGGATATGGGAGGCTTTGATGGACTACGAACGCTAGCTTCGCGATGTCATAGAACTCATCCGTGAGTGCCGGTTGGCCGATGCACATGCTGCGCGAACTGGCGATGAGCTTCGCTGGGATGAAGCTTTCCATGAGCTCTGCCAATTCGAGCGGCAAGCTAACACTGTGCTTAACGCGCGGGTTGGTGAAGCATGATCCCCCTCCCCGAGATCAAGGTAACCGACAAGACCATTCCTGTTCTGGAAAGCTTGGGGGTGTGCCTGAATAGGATGATTGAACTTCAGATGCAGGCTTACCCGAATTG